CCCAATACTGTTCCTTTTCCTGTGTCGCCTTCTGGAGGTGGCTTATCAGAACCACCACCACCTGATGCCATAGCACCTAACCCTGCCATTAATGCCAGCATTGCCGCTACTCCAGCAAATCCTAACCAGCCTGATTGAGCAAACATTTTTGATGCGCCCTCTGCGATGTTCTTGGCTGTTGCAACTGCTGACAGTGCCATGTCTTTTACTTTCATCGCCATTTCAGCAATGCCTATCGCCACCCCCACAGCGTGAAATGCCTTTGCCCCTGCTGACTTTTCAGCAAACATTTTTGACGCTGCCATCGCCAGCTGCCTTGTGCCTGTCATCTGGTCTTGCACGTTCTTAGCGTTTAACGTGGCTTCTTCTTTGGCGTATTTCTTAAAGTTTGCTGCTCTCTCTTTTGGGTCTGCAATGCTGTTATTGAGTAATTGATTTTTATTTAACTCAGCCATTGCTTTTGAGTTTTCAGCTAACGAGTCGGTCATTGTGGTTAATGCGCCCGTCATTAAGCTGATACCACCTAATGCCCCATCAAATATAGCGGATGTCACAGCGCCTAAATCTGATGTTTTGGTGTTGGCAGCGTCTAGGCTGGAATTGTATGCGTCAAGTGCTGTCTTGGCATCTTCCTGTGCTTTCTTTTGCGCCTCTGCCCCTGAAGTCTTATCAAACTGATCTAGTAAAGGCGCTTTATCTGCACCGGACATAGGCGATTTAATACCGTCTGGGCTTGTTACTGTAAGCGTTGATGAATAGTAATCACGAGCTGACATAGTGGCTTTGTTGTAACGATCAATCAGCGAGTCTAGCTGTGACTTTTCTTGCTCGTTAAGTTGCTTCTTTGCTTCCAGCGCTTTGCCAACTTCCCAAAGCGCCATTGCTTGCTCAATCTGGGCTTTATTTAAGCCTTTTGATGCCAGCGTTGCTTCTTCAAGCTGTCTCGGTGTCTTTGATAGCTCAATATTATGCAGGCTTAAGCTGGTGACGGTATCCTCAAAAGTTTTTGCTAATGCCGCCTGCTCTCTTGCTGCTGCTTTGGCTGCCTTTTCCTGCTCCTTCTTGGATTGCAGTGTTTGTTCTAATGCTTTCTTTTCTTCATTTGTCGAATTTAACAGCTTATCCGTTGCAGCCGTTTCTTGATTTTTAGCGACAATAACATCATGAGTGGTTTTAATTACTCCCTCTCTTTGCTTGATAAAATCAGATAGTCGGTTTTTTTCACCCTCCAATGAGTTACCTGTTAATGCGCCCGCTACTTGCCATGCTGCACCCGAAACACCACCTTGACTCATGGCGGATATTTTGGCTTTTGAGCTGACAATCTTATTATTGATTTCCTCTAATGCCAGAAACTCCTTACCAACGCCAGCGATTGAGTCTTTGAAATAATCCAGCCATGCTGTCCAGTTGCTAACAACTGTTTTTAAGTACCCCTCACTTTTATCATTTAATAAGGTATCTTCAAATGAGTGCCAAGCATCGGATAAACTGCTTATTTTTCCGTTCAATGTCTCCATTGCATTAGCATTGCTTCCTGATGCCGCCTCCCCCATTTTAACAATGAGCTTGTCAATCATATCAACTGTGATTGTGCCTTTGGCTGACATATCGGCTAGTTCTGCCGCATTTTTTCCCGTTACTTGTCCTAACAGCTTCATAACCGGAACACCACGCTCCATTAGCACGACCATATCCTCCATTTGCAGCTTGCCCTTTGAATGGGCTTGACCTAATTGGAGTGCGATAGATGTTAATGTCTCTTGACTGCCACCGAGCTTTGACGCTTGATCGGTTAAGGCTTGCATGACTTGATGGGTGGGTTTTATGCCCATGTTTTGCAGCATGATAAAAGTTTGCGTTAGTCCTTTTATCTCGTACGGTGTATCTTTTGCAAAAGTTAAGATCGCATTGAAAGCCCCTTGCGCTCCCTGTGCTGAACCCATAACAGACTTTAAACTAGCTCTTAATGATTCCATCTCTCGATTAGTATCAAGTACAGACTTCGCCAATGCGCCCAAACCAAGGCCAGCAAATAAGCCCGTTAATCCCTGCATTGATTTCTCAACGGACGACATAGCCTTGGCAGTCTTACCACCAGCCGTAGATAGTTTATCTAACTCAGCCGAGGCTTTGGTTACGTCTGTTGCATCGACTTTTATGCCGAGTGTTGCCATATCCATCGCCATGCTATTTCTCCGCCTGCTGTTTCTGGTAATGAGTCAAAAAAACACCGTCTAGTTGTTTGATAATGTCTATTTCTTGCGCTGTGACTGCTTTATTGGTCAGTCGATTCCATGCGTCAAGTTCTGTATAACTGATCGGGTTTAACGTGTAGCCGTTACTTGTCCGACCATTATTCAATTCGTGGAAATCACGCCAGATAAATTCCAATGTCTCCGGAAAAGGCACTGGTTCGAGTTGCTCTGGCGTTATCCCTGTTTGTCTCTCTACTGATTCAAGGTGATGACGTAATGAACCGCCATCACTTTGCTTTTCACTTAATGCTAATTCGTTCTCAGCAAACAGCAATAATTCCGCTATTTGCTCTTGATAAAATTTGACATTAAGTCACTGGCTGCGCTCACCTGATCTCTGACTTCAGGGTTCATTCTGCATAGTGCCAGCGCCATATCTTTTGTGTATTCAACGGGCTTGCCAGCATCGTTTAAGCCTTTCCAGCCGATGATAGTGATTGCCGCCAACTGAATACCAAAGGCTTCATCTTCTTCCACTTTGCGATAATCATCTTTGCCTTTTTTCGCTAACATACGTTCACGATCTCGCATGTTGTTGACGGCTTTTCGTGTCCACTCTTTTACGGTGTCAGCATGCTTGCCGAGTACGGTAATTAAGAAGCCCTCGCCAATTCCTGTTGCTTCTGGAATGAACTCGAACTCGTAACCGTTTTCGGAGGTTGACGATAAATCTAAACTTGATAATTCCATTTTTAATCTCTGTTGTGCGATAAGGGTATCGTGGCTCAGATTTAAGCCACGATAATGTTATTTATTAAACAGCCAATGAATCTTGAACGGATAATATAGTTTGGTCGTTAGCAAGCGCTATGCCGCCAGCCATGTTGATACGAGCAGTAAACGGATAAGTTCTAACGATTGCCTTGTCACCATCGTCTTTACCGTCACCATCAAGAGTAATATTTGATAGATTGAACGATACGAAATCAGACGATGCGGTGCTGTTGTCCTCGATAACCGCTACCAAATTGACTTGTGTTGCTGCATCAAATAAGCCACTCAATACAGCGTCTTGATAGAAAGCTGTGAATGAGCCAGACACTTCGATTGAACCCCGTTGAATATCGGGTGCTACGTTTGCACCGACAACTGCGCCCATGCCTGCTGCTTTGCCATCAATAGATAGCGTTAAGCCAGTAATGTTAGTAACAGCCGCACCATTGACGATCAATAAACCGTTAATGGCTGCCAATGGATTTGATGCAGTCTCGCCTGTTGGAGTGGTTAGTATGCGAGTGATGCCAGTTGTGCGGTTCAAGCCCACGCCTGTGACGGCTAAAGTCGCATTACCTGTTGACGGTAAACCGATATCCAGTTTGCCAAAGACAACATCGGAATAAACTTCACTTTGTGAAATATCAGACTGCCAATCTTCAACTGTCCAATAGTCTTTTGTATGACCTGTTATCGGTACAACTGATTTTTTGCCAGCCAATGCTATGGTGCCAGCCGTTCCTGAGCCAGTTGTCATGGTGCTGCCGTTAAGTGTTTTGCAGGTGATAACGGTGTTAGTGATATTAGTGATTAAAAGGTTTTTGCCGATACAATCAGCATTTAAACCAGTGGCAACTGAGATGCGAATAACATCGCCAATCTTAAAGCCACCTGATACCAATAAGCCCGTACCTGTTAGCGTATAAGCGCCTGCAACGCCACCAACGGCTAAAGCCAAGCCAGTTAATGAAGCCGTTGCTGCAAAGTCTTTGCGTAATACCGAAGCAATAACGGTTGAGTAAGTGCCAGCAGATAAAACACCGTTTAAGGCTGTATCGACTGATCTTAAGCCATGCGTTTTACCAGTCGATTGCTGATGACTAGCAATTTCGTTATTGGCGTAAGTGTCTTTTTTAAGGTTGTTGGTTGATTGTTCCCGTCTTAAAATCTGACCGCCTGAGCCTGTTGCGGCTGTTCCCAGTACGGATTGTTTTTTAATCGAGACTTGTTTGTTGATGCCTTGTGCGATTGCCATTTTAAAATCCTAATGATTTCAAGGTGGCAATAACAAACGAGGCTTTATGCGTGGTTTGTAGCGAGCTTGTAGTGGTTAATTAAATTATTTTGGGATTACTCCCCGTATTACTTTTTACTATCTTGAAGCCATTTTTCCCAAGCCGATAACATTCCCTTGGCTAACCTTATTATACTCTCATGCAGCAAAATTGTTGATGCGCTCATAATTTATATAGAAATGTAAGTATGAAATCTTATGCGGACAGGAACAACAAATCTATCCCCATCGTTGTAAGCTGGTTTTACTTCGGGCGTGTGTGAAATCAAAATACCGTTAGCGAGTGAAGTGCCACGTTTAAAAGTCGTGCGTAATAATTCCGCTCTTGCCTCTGCTGTGTTTGCCCCCACGCTTTGTGGATAACAAAGGTCCACTTGCAAAAAGCCTTGCTCTTGAAAGCTCGCCCCCTTTTCCTGATTGTCAGGCTCTGCCAATAGCAAACTTGCCCGTTGGTATGGCGTACCCACTACCGGAGTAAAGGGTGCGTTTTGCCATGCCGTTGCTAATGCTGGTGCCATGCCGTCTAGCGCTGATTCCAGAGTGCTACGAATAGCCGATATACTCATGGATTAACCTCTTGAGCTGCATGCCTGACAATCCCTTGGTATTCACTAATAGTTAAGCCAACCATGCCGCTGGGCGCTTGTGATGACCAACCATTTTCAAGGCGTATTGAGTACGGTAAATTATTCACGAGATAGTGCAGTTTCCCTGCGGCTTCTTTCGGCACTTTGCCCATTAAATGCACCTGTGTACCTTTACCACTTTTATCATAAATATCTAATTGACCTGTCGGCATTTCCCCAGCGCCATACTGCCAGTTGCCTTTAAATCGCCCCGTATCAACGGGTGACTTTTTAATGACTGAGCGCATGACATCAAAGACTATTTTGCGCGTCACCAGATCAACATTGGAGTGCGTCTTATTAACAAACTTTGATATATCCAATGCGAAGCTGCCAGCCATTAAATACCCCTGATATTACACTCGCACAGGACCTTTACGCCCGATGGAGTGAGTAGCTTAATAAAAGTGATTGTGTAGCTTGTTGCGCCTATAGTGACGGTATCGCCTACGTTTGGAGGAGTCACCCCGACCATAGATAGCAATAGTTTCTGGTCGCCTT